GTAATTCTGGCTCAAATGTCGATCCTGTAGAACAAGCTGGTGTAACAATTAACGGAACTAATCTTTCTGATGTACCTAGTGCTTTAGGAGTTGTTACTGGCAATAATCCAAATTTAGGTGAAACTCCATCAAATACATCATTGACATTTACTTATAGAGTCGGTGGTGGAGCTAACTCTAATGTTCAAGCTGGAGAACTAACAACTGTTAACAATGCTCCAGCAGGTGTATCGATAACAGTAAGTAATGAAGAACCTACCACTGGTGGAACTGATGGGCAAACTGTAGAAGAGATAAGAAATAATGCTAGTGCTTTTTTCGCATCTCAGATGAGATGTGTTACTAAAGAAGATTATGTATCAAGAATATTAAGTATCCCACCAAAGTTTGGTAGTATTGCTAAATGTTATGTTGACAGAATAGATGACGGAAATGGATCTGCAGGTATTTTAGTTAACACATTATCTTATAATCAAAAAAGACAATTGGTACAAACACCACAACTTGTTTTACAGAATATTCAAAAATTCTTAGACCAATATAGGATGATTAATAATCAACTTGATTTTGGATTCTCTTTAAACAATACTATATTTTCTGGCTATGTAATAAACTTTGGTGTCCATTTTATGGTTAATTATGACCGAAGATTTAATCAAACAGAAGTTAAAATAAATGTAATTAATACAATAAAAAATTTCTTTAAAACAGACAAGATGCAATTTAAACAGGCAATCAATATAAATGATTTACAATATAACATATTAGGATTAGATGGTGTGATTGGTATTAAAGAATTAAAACTATTTCAAGATGGTAAAGCAGGTGAATACGCTGAAGGTAGAAAATTGTATAGATATCAAGCTGATGGGGACGAGTATTCGGATGGAGATGCAGGTTATAATTTTCAATACAATTTTGAAAATTCATTAACCGATGGTATATACAGACCATCAGCAACTCCATCAGTATTTGAATTAAAAGATCCTAATAGAGACATATATGGGAAGGTAATCTAATGCATAAATATTTTTTTACAACAAAAGATACCTTTATCAGTAGTGGTTCAAATGAAACTACGGGCGAAGATTTTAAAGATAAAAATGCAGGAAAAGATGAGATTCTTGAGTTAAAGAAAGTTTTCTTTGATAGAAGTTTTTCTTACCCAACTCGTGTTCTTCTTCAGTTTGACACCAATGAGATAGAGGGTTATATAAGTTCATCGGTATTACCTAAAGATTATAAACTAAATCTTAGATTATATGAAACAGAAGGGACGAGTGGGCTAAGTGAAGAATATAAAATAGCAGCCTATCCCCTAAGTCAAGAATGGGATGAGGGTGTTGGTAAGGAGATAGATGATCCAAAAACAACTGATGGTTGTAGTTGGACTTATAGAAAAAATAGAGATGGTGCTTCTGAGATAGAATGGACAACCTCTGGTGGGACTTATATTGCTGGTGACGAGGTAACACAATCTTTTTCATCCGAATCACCTGACATTAACATGGATATTACCTCTATTGCTAATAAATGGTTTGGTGGACAGAATACAAATTATGGATTACTATTAAGATTTTCGGGTAGTAGAGAACAATCTACAGGTAGTTTTGAAGACCTTAAATTTTTCTCAAGACAAACTAACACAATCTACTCCCCAAAGATAGAACTTAAATGGGATGACCATCTACCAGCAACTGGTTCAAATACAGGCAGTCTAACTGAATTAGACATTAGTGGTAATAGTGAAAACTATTTATACCCAATACATTTTAGAGAAGCATATAAAGAAAACGAAACTGTTAAGTTTAGATTTGGTGCTCGTAAAAGGTACATTCAAAAAAGTTTCTCTACATCAGTTCAGTCTGTAAGTGGTAGTTTCATACCACATACTTCAGGTTCTTATTCCATAATAGATATGGCAACAAACGAATCAGTTGTTCCATTTAGTGCTTACACAACGATGAGTTGTGATACGACCTCTAACTATTTTAAACAAGACCTAAACTCATTTGAACCTAATCGTGCTTACAAGATTCTAATAAAGGTCAACCATGATGATGGACAGGAGATAATCTACGACAACGATTTTGAATTTATATTAAGGACTTAAAATGGCTTACGGAACACCAGCAACACCGATAGATGAAATTGAATTAGATGAGAATCTAGTCATTCAGAATCCTATAGTTGAAGTAAATTTAACAGCAACGGAAAGTGATAGATTATTCTTTAAAGAAAATTCTGAAGAACAATATATAGGACCCTATCATCGACATGAAGATGGGACTCTGATGATTGGTGCTGGAGTTCTTGGTGTAAGTCATCAATTAATTCCTGAAGAGGTGATATTTAGAAAGTTTGTATTTGAAGATATAAATGAAACTCGTGAAGTAATAAGTGATTTAGTTTATAAACTATGGTTTAGTTCATATGATTTAACCGATGAAGAAATTCTTTCTACACAAACTACTATTCGTGATGGTATAAAACAAGTAGGTCGTAGTGAAGACGAACCTCTTGTGTTTTTTAAAAAAGACAGAAATGCTTTGGAGAGTTCTGATGTATCAGATGTTGATTTAGAAAACATTTTTCAATACATTTTTGATAATAATATAACTGATTTAGAAAATAGATTTCGTATCGATGAAATGACTATGCCACCAGAAGGTGGTAAAGAAAGAAAAACTTGGACTCTTAAGTTTTTTGGATTAGATAATAGTTTAAAATATGAAATTCCTTTAGCAACTAAAGTAGGAGATAGTTTTACTGATGCTTTAAATCTATCACAAATAACTAAAATTATAGGCAGTTCTTCAAAAATAAATCCCCAAAGAGCTCGTGAGATATTAGATACTGAGATATTTGAATTATTACCTAATCAACCAAATCGTCAACAAAGAATAAACGAATTTTTTACTGAGTTTAATAATTTAATAGGACCTAAACCAGCATTTCAAGATGTCGATGGGGATGGTATTGGTGAACGACCTTTAGATATACAACAAGATGAACAACTTAGAATAAGTACAGCAGATGATAAAAGAAATTCTTTTATAACAAGAACAGATGAACAAGCATTAGATGATTCACAAAATCAAGGTAAGACACTTGAGTCAATGAGAAATAAACTCAACACATACCTTGGTGATGTTGATAATGTAATAGAAAATTTTGAAGACCAAAGACCTGATTATGAAAACAAATCAGAGGGGTTTCTTAAAATAAGACAACCAAATCAGGCAATAATATTAAGAGCACCTG